ATTGCATTAGATACTAATGTTGGTTTTATAGTAGAAGCTAATCCATTATTATTATCTAAAATTTTATACACTCTTTGTTCTGGTGTAACAACGAAAAATGAGTTGCTGTATAAATCAACATTGTCTTTATCATATGCATTATAAACTGTATTTGAAACCCAATCATATCTTGGTATCATATGCTTCACATCCGTCGTAGTAATCTTTTTACCAAATATAATTTCATCATATATCGTATGTTCTATAGTAGAAATAGTAGTATTAGTTGATGGTGGATTTTGCTCATCATCCCATGGCGTATGATTTGATGCAAACATATAATAATTAGTATTTGTAGATACTAATGAATCTACAAATAATTCAGCATTATTTATCATATGTTTTTTAGTTAATTTTCCTGCCATTATTTTATCCTAATAATTTCTAATTTTACTATAAGTGTTTGAACTATAACTATTTAATATAGCTGTATCTAATTCTAAATATGTATTATTAGCTATATATGTAATGTTTCTCTCATAGCTATCAATTTTAATAACATCATTATTAGCAAAAAATGATGTAAATACAGTATTATTACCCGTCACAACATTTGAAGTTAGACAGGTAACTGTTCCATTACCAATCAATTCTAATGTGCTTTCTATTAGTTCACTTTCATCATCAGTTAATGTTGTGGTTAATAAAAACTTACCGAACATTTCAGTCCCAATAGGATGAACTAATTTTCTAACAACATCATTATATCTATGATAATTAATATCAGATTGTAATTCATATGAATACTCCTGATAATATCTACTATCCTGAATTTTCTTATCAGAATTTAAGAAACCTCTAGTAGATTTCCATTCTCCCTCTGCTTTACCCTGATTTAATACTAATGCTCTACCAGTCACACTAAATGATGAACCAGATTTCTGCATATTTACATATTCACCGGGTTCATAACCATATCCACTATCAACTAAGGCTAGACTTGTTACAACGCCATCAGCAATACCTGCCGTGGATGTAACTACAGCATTATTCCCTTTAATTCCTCCTAAGTCTTCTATTTGTAATGATGACATAGGATAATAATTAAGGGTAACAAATGGATTTAAACTATATCCCGATCCAGGAACTATACTATCTAAATATTGAATTTTCCCAACTTCATTTAATTCATAATTTAATAAATCATTAATAATAGTATTACTAGTATCACTTACTCCATTAAATGAATATACTGAATAGGTAAGAATATCTCTAACATAATTGGTATTAATACTCACATATTCAGTATCATAAATATTACCAATTCTGAATGATGCTCCTGTTCCGCCACCTTCAATATCAGTAATAACACCAGAACCCGTATTACTACCTCCACTTATAGAATATACATAACAATTAACACTTGAAGCATCAGTAATAATGATATTATTTGCTCTAGTTCCAGTATAGAAAGATTGGGTGAATGATCCTAATGTATCAATTACTATGATAGATGTGTTATTAGTATTGGTTTCAATTGCTCCAATAATTCCATTAGCAATTTTAGTTGCCCCATTATATTGACTAATTACATCGCCTACTGCAATATTATTAACAGTATTAGCTAATTTCCCAATGTGCATTAATAATGCTGTTTTTATAGAACTACCAACTGTAAATCCACTAGAAATTTCCTTAATAATGACTTCATTGCCTGAATTAGTATACACTATTCCATTAGCCAAATTATCTGCCTGATATAATAATTGTCCAGATGAAATATTATTATTTCCTGATGATAATGTTAATGTAACTCTAGGATATATTATTGGAATAGCGGTTCTAGAATATCCTGACCCTGGGGAAATTAATTTAAAATTTACTTTACCATCGGAGGGTATCGTATTTACAACTCTAGCTTTACCGGATTTGCCGTTACCAGAAATATCAAGAATATCACCAATAGAAAATTCTGCTCCACCGTCAATAACACTAACCCCTGTTAGAGAACCTAATATTTTAGGGATATTTTCAATGTCAGTAGAATTAGCAAATCTAATATATTCCCCTCTATCAAAAAATCCATTTACATTTGAAATAGTTAAAATTTCAATAGTTTTTCTATTGACAACTAATTGTTGATAATTTTCAATTATGGCAGATGCCCCACTACCAATACCTATAATTTTTCTGTTCACATATGTTTGTAAATCTGGAACATATGAGACTTCAAGATATTGTGGAACATTCCATTCTCCATCAGAGAGACGTAATATATCTCTTCCTGGTAAATATACTGTTACATCCTTATCAAATAGGGCGCGGAAAAGAATATCATATGATTTCTCATTTCCTTTATTCCTATAAAAATCTAATGCATTTTTAATTAATAGACGTTTATCTGCAATTATATCAGACGGTAAATCTGCAATATATTTCTTTTTTAATTTTTCCAGAAGATCAGTTGTAGTTAAATCTATATCACCATATTCAAGTAACTTTCTAGTTTTATACCCAATTTCATCTGTGGAATGTAGCCATCTATAATATTCCTTGATAAATTCTACTAATAACTTTCCACCATATAGATTATTATCAGCAAGATAAAATGATGGTATTTGGTTTTCAATAAAAATATCAATATTTTGTTCTAAAGTTCTCATTATACTCTTTCTATACTAACATCTATTAAATCTGAATCTATACGTATAATAGTGTTTCTTAATACAAAAATATCTTTATTCTTAGGAACTCCATAAAATTTTACCGCAGAACCAACATAATTATCTATTACTACATTATTGATATTGATTTTTCCAAGATCATAATTAATAGTTCCACAATCTGAATTTAATACTTTTCTTCCTTGTTCGGTATATTCATATATGAATATTTTCCCTACACCATCCTCACCAAAAAATGCTGGACGACCGTTATAAGTAAATTCTGAGGAATAAAATGTAAATTCATTTGTTAATAATCTAGAATCGCTAATATCATCCTTTAATATTTCATTCTTGAATTCTAACGTAAATATTAAATTCACGCCTAATAATGGATTATACTCCTTAATCATGGTAACATCTGTGCTATTACTTACAAAAGATGCATCTAAATCATCAATACTACCAATAAATTTACTATATCTAAAATCTTTATCAAAATCTAATAAATTAGATAGATTATATGTTACTATACCATTTCTAATATTAGTTACTAATTCATTTTCTGTTAGGTTTGTTAAAGTGGGATCATATACTACTTTAGTCTTAACCATAAGATTAAGATAATTAGGGTCTATGAACTCTGAATTTATAGACATTATTGAGCGAAGTTTGAGAAATTCTAAAATTTCAATTTTTCTATTATTACTTAAAACTTCTCCTGTTGTTGTGCTGGCGGAAACAAAAACTTTACCATATTGTGGTTCATCTAATTCTTCCCCACCATACACGTTTACTGCACTAATATCATTAAAATTATTTTTGACTAATATTTTATAATCCTCTGATGTTACCGCCCTACCCTGTGTTTGAAAATGTCTAGGGGCACGGAATTTAATAGATTTAATAGTCTCACGTTCACTACCAGAATTAGCTTTTTCTATTGTGGAAATATTGAAATTATATCTTTGTCTACCTTTGAACTGGAATAATTTACACCCATTAGCTTCTTCTCCGGCTGTTACCATATATTCAATTGTAACTAAATTTGGAGAAACTGGCATTTTACCAAATACGCCATCACCAAAAAGAATTTCATATTTATCATCAAAATATGATTGAGTGAAATATACTGTAGAATCTGTATCTAATCCATATAATGATGTTGCATTAGTATAAATATTATTACTTGTATTTGTATTAGATGCCTGAACCGTAACTTTAATTGATTGCGTATCTACATTTTTATTTGATAATACATATCTTTGATCATTTTCCCCAGTGACATTATAATACTCTTTAACGTATGTTCCCTCATAGATATCACTATTCCCACTAAATGATGTGGCATTCAATCTTTGAAGTATGATATTATCTCTGTTTAAGAATGTATAATTAGTAATATTGTTATTAGATGCGATTATTCCTGATGCTGTAAACATACTATATTTTGGAATAACTACTTCTCTAAGTGATGGATTATTAATATTTACTGTAATTCCAATATTAGCTTTGGCAGACGTTCTTGATCTGGGAATATAATTCAATTCTTTGGCATGAGAAACTACCGTATCTTTTAATACCGCACTATCCATGAAATTTTCATTTCCTACCATATTAAGATAGAATGCATTTAAGTATGAATTATAACTTAATACATCAAGTAATACATTTATGTTAGACGCCTCATAATCAATATCTCTGAAAATATCTTGATTTTTTAGATATGTTTTCAGAGATGATTTTAATGTATTAAAGTCTAAGTTTTCTGTGTCTAAAAAATCTGCCATTACCTATTTCTTTCTACTATAACATTTACGTTTAATTGTTCATTAGTATTTATAACCCGAAAAATAATATTAATAATCATAGAATTTTCTACATTAGATGATCCACCAGTATATAAATCATAATTATTCAATTTATCTCCTGTAACAGTATTAACTTCATCCATACTATCTGCCGTCAATACCTGAACATCTAATAATTCTACTCTAGGTTCATATATTTCTATTAATTTAATAATTTTATCTTTTATTAAAAAATTATCAGTATCAGAAATAATGTTTTCAAATAAATGTTTAGTTAAATCTAAACCCATATCTGGTTTATATAATCTTTCGCCGGTATTAGTTAAAATTAAATTACGTAATGCTTGTTTAACTGAAGCCTGATTTATCACTCTAGTAATATTTCCAGTAACAGGATGTATACCCAGATTATTAGAGAAATCAGAATATATAATAGATGATAATTCTTTCGTAGTGGTGGGTCTTACTGGTCTATCCATTTATATTCCTTATTAATATATAATCTGATTTAATGCTGAACGTAATCCATTTTGTGAGTCGGGTCTAGAGGCGCACGTAGTTCCTCTTGTTGATGCATAATCAAATAATCCATTTGAAATTGTTCTAGAAAGATCATTAAATTCTCCCTGAACTGTTCTTAATAAGTTATTTATATCACCCGTAATTTCCTGCATTAAAGCCGATACAGCTTCCCCAGCACTTGTAACTTCCCCTAATATACTTCCTAATTCACTTTGTAACCCATCCAGAGCCGGCAACAATGCTGCAAAAGCCTCATTTGCTAACTCATCTATCGCATCATTAACAACATCAGTGGCCATAGCAACCGCATCAATAATAGTATTTTGAACTCCCCTGGCAAATGCATCCTGTAATTGATACAATGCATTATCACCAAAATTTTGAAGATTTCCTAATGATCGCATTAATCGTGAGAAATCTCTTCCTAATACTTCCTGCATTATTAATAAATCTGTAATACCCGCAGCGTCATAGGCAGCACCTAATATACCAATAATGTTATTATCAATAGTTTTGTCAATTGATGATAAACAATTATTAATCTTAGATGCCATATAATTATTATTGCCACCAAGACTTTTCATAATTCCTCCTAATTTACTCTTAGGAGACGTTGATTCTCTCACTTTTCGTTTAGCACTAAGCATTAAATCCAATTGATTTAATCTATCCTCTGGAAGCATAGCCATCCTTTGAATATTATTAGTTAATCGTCTTTCTTTCTGTTCTGCACGATATGCGTTTACAAATGCCATTATTATTAAACCTTGGTAAATGAAGATATTGGTTTATGATTATAATATGTAGCATATTCTCTTCTTATTCTTTTATTACTATATGAAATATGAAACCAGGGCCTTCCTGTGCCGCCCGATTGATATTCTAATAATAATTGATCAAACACTAGAATTTTAATTAATTCTTCTGCTCTTTTTGGATACTCATCAACTGGAATTTTAAATTGGATATCTACCGCCTGACCTAATTCATGTTGTGATGGATTCCCTTTTCCACTATATGGTCTAAATCCTGATGTAATAATAAAGGAATTTCTACCATATTCTTCAACTAATCTATCAGCAACATTAATAGCTAATTCTTGTAGATTTTTACAAATATCTAATTCAGACAATCCATTTTGTTCTCTTACGGAATGAGGGAATGCCGCTCTAGATGACAAATCTGCAACTGTGAAATATTTAGAAATTACATTAGATGCTTTGCTATCATATATTTGTATTTCACTGGGAACTTTTCTAATTTGGGCACTAGATGATCCCGCAGAGAAAGATACTGCACGACCACTCTCTATATTATCAGGATATTCATTATCATTAGGATCAATATATGGTGATCCTCTGGAATACCCAGGATATAAATTAACAGCAGATGCGCCATCACCACCATCATTTTCAATAGCAATTCTTGATAATCTAGTATTTGGAAATGACTTTACTATTCTTGGTGGGGCGGCATTTGCCCTTACGCCTGGAATTATTAGTCCCGTTGATAACGCCTCCGCAGGTTCTATAGCTGCGCTCAATTCTGGTGCTGTTGGGCTAGGAGTGACTACTTCTGGTGCGGATGCTCCACTTAATGAAGCCGCCACAACGGCAGAAAATGCTTTATTTGCCCCATCAGAATATAATGCCTTTTGCACTGTTCCTCTAATATCTGGACAATGTATTTCGTCTTCCACATATAAATTATTTTGTAAATGCATGTCAGTTTTAACACTGATTTTACCGTCCGAGGATAAAATCATTTCATCAGATGACATAATACTAAATGTTCCTAATTTAAGAACATACTTGTCCGTTACTATTTCATCTTTACTATTTGTGGAAAGAGTATACATCCCAATATTTTTATGGTTGAATTTGGATGTTTCTACTACCATATTATCTGCGCGAATTTTAAAGGTTTCCTTGACGTTTAGATTCATACATCCATTAGTAGTTAAATTAATATCATTTTCCACTAGACCATTAAGACTACCTTTAACATTTAAATTACAATCATTAAGAACTAAAATTTTACATGATCCATCAACCGTTAGATTACAATCACCTTTAATATAAACCATTCCATCTTTTTCAATAATTAGAAAATTATCACCAACTATCTTTCTTACTTCATTTCCCTCACTATCAACTTCAACAAAGGTTCCCGATGGATGATATCTATGATATCTTTCACTACCTTCCGTATCATCAAATTCTTGAACATGTCCATTTCTACTTTCATAAACACTATTATATGGATATGACGCATTAAATGGAGACATAGGCTGATCCCAACTATCTAATGACAAGGCAATGGGAATATCGTATATTCTATTATTATCCTTAGTTTCTACAATGGTTCCCTGTGCTACGCCACGAGACAATCTAGATGAATCTTGTTCATTAACTTTAATATCATCAAGTGATTTATACTGTGGAAAATCTTTCAATAAACCGGCAATGTAATCATTATTAGGTTTTGATAGTTCTTCAATTTCTTCTTTATATAATGACATAATATGATATCCTATAATTTATGATGTTGCTGTTTCTGATTTAACGTTAGTTACACTATTGTAACCTAGTTGATAATAACTTTTACCGGATACATTATTTCCATCTTTACCATCAATTCCTTTGGAAAATTTTTGCGCTCCACCTGCCCCTAATAAATGAGATACCGCAAGATATCCTGCCAATTCTTTAGGTGGAGTTACATTATTAATAACTCCTAATTTAAGTAATCTACTATAGTTCATTCTCATTAATGCATCCATTGCTAATTCCTGACAATTTCCCTGATTTTTAAGAAATGATTGTAGGGAGTTTGCCCCATTTTTACCTTTCCAATTGGTATCACTCTTTAATGAACTGTTGTTAGATGAATTAGATACTGTATAGCCAAGATCATATAATGCAGCATTTCCAAATTGATATTTTCCGATAAACCCAAATTGATTTACTGCCTGATAATTATTATTGGATTCTCTTTTACCTAGAGTAGATTTCAATTCTCTATATTGTTCTTCGTTTAATGTTCCTAAAAACTGAGACGTAAAATAAGTATCTGGGGATGTTCCCTCTGAGATATCTAATCCCGATATTAATGGGTTTCCTCCACCTTTATTACTTAGAATATCTTCTGTTGTAGCAGAATTAAAAGTTCCTGCACGGGCATTAATTCCACTAATAACACCAATAATTATAGGATATTGGCCAATAGACCCATCGGCAAAGAATCCAAAAACTGTAGTATTTACTAATAATCCTGTGGGAGATTTAAAACTTCCATCAGTAACAGGTTTAATATGAATTGCCCAGGGTAATGCCTCTGTAGGCAATTCAACAATATCTTCACTATGTAGGCCATGATATCTAACTCTAACCCTACCAATTTGTAGAGGATCATGAATATCTTCCACATTACCAATAAACCAGACTAAACCATTAGTCCCCATAAACTCATGAATTTCAGGCATTATTTAATCTCCATACTTATACATTATAAGTAGTTCTATCTGATACTGGAACTTCATTGGATATATTGGTTATATTTGAATTATCTCCATATTCATAATTTAACCAGTCTCTAGTGAGAGAAACACTAGATTCATGAAGAAATGGAGATTTCCTATCAGTTTTAAAAATCGTATTTGTTATAGTATGTATTAGATATCTCCCTGAATATCTTGTATCAAGTAAATCTTCATTCATATTTCCTGCTCTCATAATATTTTTCCATATAGAGATATTTACCGGATTTCCCAATTTTAATTTTAAATTACCATCAATTAAAATATCTAAAGTATTTTCATTAATTAAATATAGAAATGGTTTGGAATATTGATAATGTTTATAGGTATAATCAGTGGTAGTGTTTTCAGAATTCCAGGGGATAAAATAAGTATATTTTCCATTTTTTTTAATATCTTCCCGAAAACTATCTGTCATTTTAATATTAATTTTCCCATCAACATTATTGTCTATATGTTTAAAGTCCTTACTATCATCATGTAAATTAAATTCTTCCACAGAAATTCTTTTAGTATTGAAATCAAATCTATAAATTTCACTTGAAAACAATCCATTCGTTATTTTCGTTACGTTATTGTTTCTTGATGTGGGAATGAATGATTTTATTCCCCGAAAAAGTGGATTAGTAAATTTATTTTGACTCATATTCTGGGAATAAATATAATCCTCTACTTTAGTTTTCATATTATTCATGATAATGGTTTCAAACGTCTGAAAATTATATCCATCTCTATTTTCATAAAATAAATACGTTGATGTTACGGAGGGATTCTGGCTATACGCCTTTTGTTTTAGAATATCAATTTTTTCAAATGGCCGTATTTTAGTAAACCCATAGGTAGATTTATCATCACTATTATGAAAATTTTCCTCTTTCATTTCGATATCAGTATTTAATTCTTCATTGAGTATTTGTTTAATAATATCTGTTATAGGTAAATTTACATATCCTTTAGATTTAAACCTATAAAGGTTTCTAAAAAAATCTCTAGATATTAATGATAATACCGCAACTGCACCATCCGCAATTTCATTCTTAATTTCTAACTCGACATTACCGATGACGAAAATATATTCAAAAATTTCATCCTCTATATTTTTAATTTTTATTTCGCATAGAATTTCACCATGGGTTCTGAGTAAATTTTTATTTAAGAAATTACTATCATCTGTCAATATTAGTGATCCATAGATTGTGTGGGAAAATAATGACTCAGTAAACTCAAATGATAATATTTTATCTAATATATTAAATCTCTCATTTGATAATTCTGTTGAATTAGTATAAATTTCCGCAGATTCAATTACTGTAAAATTAGTTCCAAATAATCCAGGATTCATATTATTTTATTCCAGCTAATAGTTTTTTCATTTGACTTTGAATTTGCTGTGCTATTTCTGGTCTAACTGCATTGAATAATCTTCGTTCATAATTTTTTTCATCTTCATGTTCTTTATTAGTTACTGGAAGATATCTTATTTGCTCTTTATCATCTAACATGTCGTATGTTTCAGTATTAATAATTAAATCTTCTCCATTGAAATCTTCAATAATAGGAATTATATTGGCTGTATTATTATGTGTGTTAACTCCTGCTCGACGAAATGTAATTAATTCGGGTCTAGTTATATTACTGCCAGGAGATACTAATGCAAAATTAGTTATAGTTCCTGATACATCTGTAAAAATTCTGGCCGTTCCTGCTCGTGAACCTTCATTATTTCCCACAGTTAACGTGTCATTATTGGCATATCCTGTTCCACCATCTCTAATAGATATAGTAGCAAGAGAAAGTTTAGTCGTTATTTTTTTATAATGTTTTGGAGAATATAATTCATCGCCATATTTACGATCCAAATATAAATCTAATTCTTCCCCAGTTAATTGCCATTCATAATATGGGTCAACAATATCATTTAATAGGTAAAATAAATAATCAAATTCTGGATTTTTATATAATAAATGTGCCAGATAATCTGCTCTATCTCCTGGTTTAATTTCAAGAATTTCTAGAATTAATCTTTTAGCTTCATCACGCATAGTTCCTCTAAGGAGTATATTTCTTGCAGTAGATGAAGTATTATCAGATTCATATTTTACAATAGGAAAATTACTAAAATATCCTGGCATTATGTGTCTCCCCAACTTCCTAAAGCATTATCAGGAATTAAAGAAGAAACGGTTGAAACATCTAATGTTCCATTTCGATTTATTAATGGTAGTATTTCAGTAACAGACATATGAATTTGATAAACTACTGGCGTTCCCGTCTCAGTAAAAAATGATGGATAATCCCCACCTGTTCTATCAACAGTAAAACTATCTATTACACATGGAGCAGCGGGGAAAATATGTGATGGGTTTTCTGGGCCAAATATTCTAAAATTAATTAAATTAGGATATCCTAAAATAACATCCCCTAATGACACTGGCCATACTCCGCCCGTTTTAGGATGCATATTAACTCTAATAGTATCTATGATTTTTTCAATAGCATTAGTTTCATCTTTATTTTCAGGATGTAATTTCCACCTAAAATTATGTTTTCTTAATTTTGCCCCATTTAATTGAATTATATTAAATGGATTTAAACTAACTCCTAATAAAGCTGCCCCCGTTGATCCCATAGTCGATAACACATTTAAATTATTTTGAGTGTTATAATTTGCCTGTTTCATTTTTTCCTCAAAAGCGTTTTTTAAATTCCCACTAACAGATACCGAACTATATTCTACGTCGTATTTCTCTAATATTTTGATAGGAACAGGTAGAGTAATAGTAGCTAAACTTTTCATATTGGGTGTTGGTGTTGCAGTTAATAAATTTCCTGCAACTCTAATACTATATTCATAAAATACCATCATCAATTTATGTTTAACGGAATCAAGTCTACCTTTAGGAAAAATAAAATTTCTACCAATTGCTTGTCTTTTAGCTTCATTAAATGTTTGTTGAACCGTTAGGGCCATATATGAATTACCTCTATATAAATATATTTATAACAATTATATAGGTATACAATATATGGCGTATTCAGGAAAATTCAATCCAAAAAATATTGAAAAATATCGTGGCGATCCTACGCAAATTTATTATAGAAGTAGATGGGAATTAAAATTTCTCTCTATGTTAGATAATAATCAAGATGTAATACAATATTCATCAGAGGAATTTTGTATACCTTACATAAATCCATTTGATAACAAATACCATAGATACTTTCCAGATTTTTGGATAAAAAATAAAAATGGCGATAATATGGTTATTGAGATTAAGCCATGGAAACAAACAATAGAACCTAAAAAACCCAATATCAAAAGACTATCAGAATCTAAAGTATATGTTAATAATATGACTAGATATATAATAAATAAGAAAAAATGGGAAGCCGCACAACTATATTGTAAAAAACGTGGCGATAAGTGGAAATTTATCATATTAACAGAAAACGAGTTAGGTATTAAATTTTAATGGCATTTGACATAGAACGATTTAGAGCAAAAATAAATGAATTTAGTGGTATTGCACCATCATCTAGATTTACTGTATCTATATTTCCAAAAAACAATTCTAAATTACGTAGTATTACCAATAAAGAAGCTCTAGAATTTTTAGCATTTGCCGTTGATATTCCTGGAATGAAATTTTCCCCAGATTTAGTAATGCTAAATGGTTATGGAAGAATTAATGAAGTTCCATTGCGAGTAGATACCAATAATTCAGCTATATCATTCTATGTTGATAATGAAGCCCTGGTGTATAATTTTTTCTATAGCTGGATGAATATGGTATCTAATATAGATGGAAAATTTTATAAAAATGGCGCTGGAAGTGGCACAGCTAAATTAGGCTTTGATGAAATGTCCTATGCTGTTGATTATTATTGTGATGTAGTAATCAACTATTATGGATATAATAATACAATAATGAGAGTTGAACTATATGATGCATTTCCAATGGAATTATCTGGAATTGGATTAGATTGGAATGATCAAAATACATTAACCTCATGTCAGGCCACTATAGGATTTAGGGCCATTAAAAATTCGATATTAAATCCTCTAGTATAAAATAATTTTATTCCACAAATTCCATAAGGATATTTTTAATGATGAAAATTGACTATCCCACATTTACTGTAAATTTACCTATCTCAAAAACTGAGATTCAATTACGAGTTATGACTCTACGTGAGGAAAAAATAATTCTGACTGCACAAGAAAGTGGAAATATATTAGACTTAATGGATGCCATGTTAATATGCATCAATAATTGTCTAATAAGTAAAATAAATTTACATGAATTACCATTCTTTGAATTGCAGTATATTTACTTACACTTACGTTCAAATTCTGTTGGTCTTATATCTAAATTATTAATTCCTGATGATTATGAAAAACTATTCAAACATGAAGTTAATGTTAATGTTGAAAATGTTGAATTAATATTTAATGATGAAATCAGTAATAAAATATTATTTACTGAAGATACAGGTATGCTAATGAAATATCCTAATTTTAATGATGTGCGAAGAATTAATAAAGAGAAAGATGATAAAGAAAAATTAACTTTATATCTAACATTATGTGTTAAATGTATATTCGATAGTGAAAACGTCTATGAAAATTTTACGAGTGAGGAAATTGAAGAATATATCAATAATCTTCCTATATCGTATTTCAATAAACTAGAAGAATTCATTAATAATATTCCTAAGATACAATATACAATAGAATATGATAATTCAAAGGGGGAACATAAAAAGATTGTGTTAAATTCCCTTGAAAATTTTACCTAGTGATGTTGAGTCATAATAATCTTTCTAATTACTACAGAAATATTTTTACATTGACTCAACATCACGGATACAAAATTTCAGACGTTGAAAATATGATAATTTATGAACTAGATATTTTTTCTACCCTAATAGCGCAATTTATTAAAGAACAACAGATGAAACAGAATCAGGAACGCTAATGGATACTCTGACAAAACCTAGTGCATCACAATATTCGTTTGAAAAATATTCTGATGAGTTAGGGGGGAAACCAACAAATTTTAATAAATTACAAGAGTTGATTGATAGTGCTAACGGTAAATTATCGGGCAAAACTGCCCCACCAACAACTACCAATCCTACTACAAAAAGTAACACTAAAATAAATGATGCGACTATTCCCGCATCTAGAACTCCAAATACTAATTTCTCTCCTAATAGTTTAGATAATAAAACTACCCCACCAACTGGAATAACCCCTCAAATAGATGTAAAAGATACTAATAAATTAATTTTACAAAACCAATTAAAAACTAAAATAGAAAAATCATTAGCTAAACAAGCCTTGGGTATGGCAGGAAAATCAATACCTGTAGTTGGTGGAGCATTATCTGCATATGATGCCTATGGTAGAGTAAAAGAAGGGGATTATTACGGTGCTGCTGCACAAATAGGAAGTTCTTTAGTTGGCTTACTCCCAACTGTTGGGACAGCAGGGGCATTGAATATTCAGGCTGGAATAATCATAAGAGATGCATATAAAGAAATATACGGGGAATTCCCAGAAAGTGATCCTAACTATAAAGAAAATAGTTCTGATTTTGGTAATATTATAAAAGAAATAGATGTTCCTAAATTTATTAAAGAAGTAAGTAAAGCTGCATTATCTTCTATTATGGGGTCAAGCGGTAATAATACTTCTAATACAGTAACATCAGATAATACATCTAATCCTATAGTCGCCAATCCTAGTGAAATTACTTCAGCTAATCCTAATCAAGTTACTTCTAGTCCAGTCAATCCTAATCAAGTTAATCCTAATCAAGTTACTTCAGCTAATCCTAATCAAGTTACTTCTAATCAAGTTACTTCAGCTAATCCTAATCAAGTTACTTCTAGTCCAGTTAATCCTAATCAAGTTACTTCTAATC